TATCGGGGTGCAGTCTGGCGAAGATGTTCAGACAGGTGAATTTTCGGTAGGTATCGGTAACTATAGCCTTAAAGACGCAACTGGAAGTCAAAACATTGCTATTGGGTACAACTCCGCAAGTAGCTTAACCAGTGGCGCTAATAATATTGTTATTGGTTATGATGTTAACTCAAGTTCAGCTACGGTTTCTAACGAGATCACCTTAGGCAATAGCAGCATCACCAGCTTCCGTATCCCTGGACTTCAATCTGGAGCGTCTAACGGTCAAGTCCTTACCTACAACTCAAGTAACGGCAACATTACGCTCGCAGATGCAGGTGGTGGTGGAGCGTCTGACATCAATGGACTGTCTGATGCTGTTACTAACGACAGTGGTCAAACTATCGGCTTGGGTACTGGTGCTCTTGCTAATGACGATGGGTCTAATAATGAAGCTACGGCTGTTGGATACAACGCATTAAATGCAAACACCACTGGTTTTGGTGGTGTAGCTGTTGGCCATGAATCTCTTAAGGTTAATACGACTGGTTATAGTAACCATGCTTTTGGATGGAAGGCTCTTCATAGTAATACCACTGGCCACCAAAATATTGCCGTTGGAGGTCAAACTTTACACTATAACACTACTGGAGTACAAAGTGTTGGCGTTGGAGAAGCTAGTTTGTATTGGAATAGCACCGGTTCGTATAACACTGCTGTTGGGTATTATACTCTTACTGCGAATACAACTGCTGAGGCGAATACAGCTGTCGGATACGAAGCTCTAAGGAACAACACTACAGGCGATAACAACACAGCTAGCGGCCATGAAGCTCTTGATTCTAATACGACTGGCCGTTGGAATACAGCTTTTGGCTCTGGAGCTCTAGGATCCACCACCACTGGTAGTTATAACACTGCCGTGGGCAGATCTGCATTATCAGGGACTTCAACAACCTCTCAATACAACACGGCTTTTGGCAGTAGAGCAGGGCAGTTTGCATCGAATTATGAGACATTTGTCGGAGCCGATTGTTTTGCTGAGCGATCAAACCACACCAAAGGGGTAGGTTTTGGTTATGGAGCTGGTAAGTGGAACCAGGGTGCTAACAACACAGCCATTGGTTATGAAACTTGTGGTGCGGTTAATCTTTCAGACGGCGGTAACAATACTGCTGTTGGATACCAAGCTTTGCGTGCGGTCACTACTGGTAGTCAGAATGTTGCCGTTGGATCCGATGCTATGTATCTCAATACAACCGCTTCGTATAACACTGCTGTTGGATATGCTGCTCTGCAAAACAATACAACTGGTACCCGTAACACAGTTATTGGGCATGAATCCGGGAAAAACATAACAACAGGCACATACAATTTAATCGCTGGTGGCAGCAATATCGGCTCATCAATAACAACTGGCAGTTACAACGTATTGCTTTGCAGTTATATTGGAAACACTAGCGGCAGTTACAACACCTATGTTGGAGGGAAGGCTGGGTATTCAACCTCGGGAAGCAACAACATTATTATTGGAGCGGGGTCGGGCTGGACTGGATATTCAGTAAGCGGCAGCAGTAATGTAATTATTGGTGATTATGCAGGGTATTCAGTTAACGGTACCAATGTTGTACTCATTGGCAAAGATGCAGCAGCGTCTAGCAGCTCCGTCAGCAATGAAATCACATTAGGCCACACCAGTATTGCAACTCTTCGCTGTAACACTCAAACAATCAGTAGTCTCTCTGATGGTCGTGACAAGGCCGAAGTCACAGAACTTCCTGAAGGTCTTGAATTTATCAACAGCTTGAACCCCGTCAAGTTCAAGTGGCAAACTCGCGATGGCAACAGCAAGGACGGAACGTACGAGGCAGGTTTTATTGCTCAAGATCTGCAATCTGCTCAGTCCACTTCTAATGCTGATTACTTAGGGCTTGTGATGGACGAAAACCCCGAGCGTTTAGAGGCTTCTTACGGAAAACTTGTTCCAATGCTTGTAAAAGCCATTCAAGAGTTAAAATCTGAAGTGGAACAGCTTAAAGCCAATGCCTGACAACACACCCACAGCCGCTGAAATCGCTCAGCACTATTCTGCGGCAATGGATAGCGTCAACTTGATCAACGAGCTGATGGCTCTTGACTCTCGTGACGCCGACGAGACAAGCACCGTTTCACGCAATGTTGAACATCTGCAAATCATGGTCGCCAAGGACTACTGGACAACAGAAGACCTTGCGCCTTTGAACGCTGCCATCACCGCTGGTAGCTGATGAGAAGACCTGATCCAATGATCCCCGGCAAGCCTGGAGCGGAAGACGTTCCAGCAATGCGAAACAAGCAAGCTTGGATTGAGGCTTTGTATAAGTACGAGGGTCGTGATGATAAAAATCATCCGATGCACGGTTTGTATACAGGGCTGATGAAGAAGCACAGCCACACAATGAGCACCGATGACTAAACCGTCCCATGGAAGGAAGTCATTTAGGGCTCAAGGCAGGTAAACTTTGAGTGGTTTTGCTTAGTTTCATGATCAAATCTTTATTGTGTGCTGCTGGCGTTGTTGCTTGCGGTGTTGCCTTAGCTCCATCTGCACAGGCTGATGGCTTCTACATCAACCCAGAATGGAACGGCGCTTGGAGTGGCTCAAACTTTGGCGGCGCTGTTATGGACGCTGGCATCGGTTATGAAAAAGGTGCATTTTTCATCCAGGGAGGACCTTCATGGCTACAGCCTGATGGTGGCGAGACCGAGGTTGGTTTCTCTGCAAAAACTGGTGTTAGCGCAGCAGTAGCAGAAAATTTTGACGTTTACGGCGAGGTCTCCTTTGCTAAGTACGAGGACATCGACGCTGGCTATGGCCTCAAGCTTGGTGGCAAATTTGCCTTCTAAGTTAAAGTCCTGATGCTTTCCCTAGTAGCCTCACACTGCTAGGGAATTTTTTATGCAAAAAGTTTTTAACGTGATCAGCGTCCTGTCGTTCGCAATGTCTGGAGCGTTGGTTGGCACAAGCTTCTACGCTGTCAGCAAGCTGCCAGAGCTGAAACAACAGGCAATAGATCAGGCTAAGGCTCTGGTCGGTGAGCTAGTTTCTGGAGCGGTGACAGATGCGATGCCTGGGCAAGTCAAAGAGATGATCCCTGCATTGCCAACTGAAACCGGCCCTGCTTTGCCTTTTTAATGTCAGATCTGATCAATTCGCCAGACCATTACAACCAAGGTCGTGTTGAGGTTATTGAGGTGATTGAGGATGCCGTTCATGACGCTGACGACGTTGTGAGCGGTTATCTGCTGGGCCAGACACTCAAGTATTTGCTGAGGATGTGGCATAAGGGCAATGCGCTCCAGGATGCAGGCAAGGCCAGTTGGTATTTAGATCGGTTGATCGCAAAGATGCAGGGCGATGCCTGAGATTCGGACTATTGGGATCAACGAGATTCGGAGTTGGAACGGACTAGCTCCAATGTCAATTCCAACCGCTCCACCAGTGACGGTAAACATTGGCGTTCCAATTGTGGACATGCCTGAGTTCAATGCAATGGACTACAGGCCAACGGAGTTAGTTTTTGATCCAGTCGCTCCGTTGCCAAAGACTTCGACGCCTGAGACACCACAGCCTCCAGCGCCAGCCACGCCGAATCTTCCCAAACCGAAAGCGGCAATTGACGAGGATCCTAGGTGTCCTCCCTTGCGGTCCAAGGGGGTTGGTACGGTTATTCAAGGTGGTAACAAAAGAATTTCGGGCTATGAGATTCAGGACGGTAAATGCGTCGTCCTATATGAATCAATCAAGTTGCCTGAACAGATGATAAACGCTGTGCCGTCATTACCGGCTGCAACGACTGTTGCTCTTACTGCATCAGTTGGTGTTGCAGCAGGTCTAGCGACGCCATTTTTGTTGAAGCTGGTCAAGCCTGCGGTCAAGAAAGGACTGACTAAGGCGTCAAAGATGCTGGGGCGAAAGGTTGAACCTGTATCGGTGTTGGATCGCCGGAAAGCTCAACGGGCAAAGCGGAAGGGATAGCGTGTTTGTGCTGCAAGACTTGCCCTGGCTTGGGTCTGATTACTACGTCAGCGCAGACAGCAAAGTAAGGTGACTTGGGGTGAAACTCAATGCCTTTGAGCTTTAGTTCCCCGCAGTTCTTAAGTCTTGCGATTTCGTACTCTAATCTTCGCGTTTGTACGTTTTGCTGATGCAGTTTGATGTTGGCATCAACCATTGCTTTGCATCGTGCTTGTAGTCCACCATCAAGCGGGATGGTCATTTGCATCGAAAGTCCGCCACTCCAGTTGTGCGAATCGCGCTGGCCCGTTCTCGTTGGCATCTCATATAAGACGGATCCAGGATTATCGAGTATCCCGTTATCATCCCGATCAGAGAGATCATATACAGGCTCGTCATAATAACTCTCAAACGGAAGCTGCCAAGATTTGGATCGATTGACATAAGGAGTGACGGTAAGGATTGGGCCTTGGCATTGAATGCCATTGCCGTAAGAATTTGTCAAATGTTGGGACGGTGCAATCATCACCGCCTGATTTGTAACGCTTCCCGAACTGGTTGCTGTTGGAGCGGCAGTAGCTGAAACACCACCAATGGTTTCCGCGTTTGCTGGAGCGGCTAGGACTATTGCGAGAAGGTAGAGATAGTGTCGGTGATTTGATTTATTTCGGTAACGCGCTGAATTGTGGTGACGTTCGACAGACCTGGACCTGAATAGGTCTCTACAAATTGAAACGCTCCACCAGGGCTGGTGATTTTCCAGCTTGGCTTGTTGTTTACGTCGAGAGCTGACCATCCGTTGACCGTTGTTGTGCCTGGTGTGAGGCTGGCTCCGTTTGCCGGACCGATGTTGGTGCCACTAACAGAATATTGCCAGCCAGTTTCGTAGGACTCGCTGACAATTGTTTCTGTGACGTTACTGGTTGTTTCTGTATGTGTCGTCATTGAGCCAGTTGAGAAATTGGGCACAACTGGCACAGCATTTGCAGCTGGGGCAAGCAACAAAAGCAGCAACAGAAACCGCATCAATCGATGCTCAGCTCGGTGACAAATTGTCCAATGCCAAGAGTGTTCGCTCCACCAGCTGTCACCGTCATTGCTCCTGCACTTGAGATTGTTCCTGCCAGTGTTCCAGCCGTACCGGAAGCAGTGGATTGCAAACTGCCAAAGTTTTGCACTGTTCCGGTCGTGGTTGCGGATGTTGGAACGGCATCAGCTTGGGTATATGACTGGCTAAAGCTGAACGCTGAACCAGGGTTGTCTTGAGTTGCAGCAATGGTTCCTGGAGCGTAAACGCCTGAAGTAACGGTTCCTGTTGAGATGGTGTTTGCCGTTGTGCCGTCTGTTGTATCAACACCTGAACCGCTGATCGAAAACGTTGAGCCAATGCGATTTGCAGTGGTCATCGCTCCACCAACTTGCAACTGCACGCTCGACTGGATCTTATGAGTCAAATCAGCATGGGCTGCTGGAGCGAATGACAGCGCAATCGCTAAGAGAGCAAACCGTTTCATTTCGGAGGCGTGCTAGTAGATGTTTCGATTTTAGGTGGTGACTTCTTCTGTTGATTAGCGGATTTACGTTCAATGCCAAAACTTGCCATTGCACCGGTCAAAAGGCTCGCCACGAACGTATTGTCCATTTTCATTTGAGGAAAAACACCCAAATAAGAAACGGTCAGTAATGTTGCGCTCCAGATCAAAACAGAGACCTTAACAAGGTCTGCCGTTGAAAAACCGTCCTTTTCTTCATTCTCCTTTGGATCTGCCATGATTGGTTCAAGCGTTTAGTCGAGCGGTGATCGAGGTCTTAGCAGCTGTGGCGGGAGCATCGGTCGGTGTAGCTGGCCTAGGGATTGTTCGTGCCAACGGTCAAAGCCAAGCAGGCCGTGAGTCGTTAGTGAGGCTCACTTCAGCTATGGATAATCTAGCTACACGAATGGATTTGCTTCATACCGACATGATGGCTAGAGACCGTGAGATTTTTGGGCGGCTTAGTGATCTGGAGCGTTCAGTTGCCAGGTTGGAAGGTCATAGCGACCGCAACTAGAATTTGACCAATAGCAGAAGTCCTATGGTCTTTCTCGTCCGTCCAATCTTGTTCTCGTTCCTGAAGAGCAAGGCAGTCAAAAAGTTGATTGTTGACCTGTTGAGAGCTTACGCAAAAACAACTGATAACACTGTTGATGATCAGGTTGTTGTTTTCGTTGAGAAAAACCTGTTCCCTGAAACCAGGGTTGAAAAATGAAAGCCGACCCGGCTTGGGTTCTAGTTAGCGGATTTTTCATTCTTGGAACTTTGCTGGCAGTCGTCCTGGGAGCCGGAGGATTCCTGTTTCTCTCCGGTTACCATGCAGGCTTGTCTCAGCGCCCGGAATGTCCTAGACCGGCGTTGAGTGAATGAATAGTTTCTTGGTGCCCATGCTCACGCTGCTGCCGTTCTTTGCTCATTTCAGGGGAACGCCCCATCAGCTGGCTGCCATAAAAGAATTTGAGGATTCTTTGCCTGAGGAGCTACTGAGAGAAGATGCAGCTTGGTTTGAGGCTTGGAAAGCTAGTGGAATAGCGCAGCAGACTCATGTGCCTTATTTCCACCAACTAGATAACAAAAGTGGCCGAGGCTACAGGGAATGCTTTAGCTCTTCTGCTGCGATGGTTGCTGCCTTTTACGGGAAAGTAAAAACTGATGATGAATACAACCGAATCAGAGAACGATTTGGCGATACAACCAGTATTGAGGCTCAGATTCGTGCCTTGAGAAGTCTGGGCTTACATGCAGAGTTCAGGCAAGACGGTGATGGAAGCCTGGTTGAAGCCGAGTTAGCTGCAGGCCGTCCAGTCATGGTGGGCTGGCTTCATCACGGTGACATGAGTAGAGGGGAACCACCAATATGCGACAGCTACGGTTGCGGGCATTGGAGTGTCGTTGTTGGTTTTGATCAAAATGATTGGACCCAGCACGATCCAAGAGGTTTGCCAAACATTGAACAGGGAGGCCATTCAGGTCGTTATGGCGGCAAAAATGCCAAGGTGTCACGTCAAGCCTTCAAGATGCGTTGGGAAATTGAAGGCCCTGGCACCGGCTGGGTGATTTTGGTTGACGATGAGTAAGCTGGCGTTTTGATTGATCTGTATGGCGGTTCTGTGCGATTGGGAGATCCGATCTCTTTGTGATAGCCATCAACTGGTTTGGCCTTTCGTTCCAGAGCTATTGAATCCAGCAAGCCTTGACCTTCGGCTTGGTGATCGTCTGATGATCGAAGTGAGTGACAAGCGAGAGCTGATTGATATTGATATATCGGACAGAACAAAAGAAGATCCTTATTATTTGGCCCCTAGTGAGTTTGTACTAGGAGAAACGGTTGAGACGTTTAACCTGCCTGACGATATTTCGGCTCAGTTCGTCTTGAAGTCAAGCCGCGCCAGAGAAGGGCTGAATCATTGCCTCGCGGGTTGGTGTGACCCCGGATGGCATGGCAGCCGATTAACACTTGAGTTAAAGAATGAACGTCGGTATCACGGCTTGCATTTGTATCCGGGCTTAAAAATCGGTCAAATGGTTTTTCATCGCATGAGCGCCGTCCCCTCCATCAGTTATGCGGTGACAGGGAATTACAACAACCATTTGCGGGTTATGCCGTCTGTTGTTGCCTGATGAATTGGTATTGGCTCTGGAGCTATGCGTTTGCTTTCTGGTCAACGGTTGTTGTCAATTGCGCCAAGCCGGTCAACTGGAACAACTGTTGGCCGCCACAAGACTGGCTTGTACCGGCCTTCCATGACTACATTCAAGCCAGGCAGCCTCCTTACTCTGAGGAGCGCAAGATCTTGGAGTCAGTGGAGAGCAGTTCAGGAGAAAACTAAGGGCTCATCATTTGATAAATATAAGTTTTTGCATGCCAGAAATCATTTGAATACCTGCATATTGCCCCTCCTCTGCTGCATGACCTGAAAATCACCTCAGATTCGCTGTTAAGAAGAATTTCAATGTAGCAGCCATTGCCAAAATCAATAGAACCTGCCGGGACTTCAATCATTGAGCCAGAAGACCGAGCATTGACTAGCAAATCTTCCTCCACTTGACCTACCTTCAGCAAAACCAAGACTGCATTCTGACTTTAAAAGCTTCCAATGCAGGCATTGCCAACAGTAAGGCTTTGGATTTGACACTGCTCGCAAGTCGGCATAAAGCTGCTCTGCTTGCAAAATTGCGTTTTCCGCATTAGATGCATTGAGGACAATCTCAAATACTTGAGACTTAGCCTTAAGTGTCGCAACCCATTCCCCGGTTTTATTGGAAACGTTCATCCTTCCAGAATGCGAGCGATGACTAGTCATTTAGAAGAGTTCATCAAAGAATCTTTCATTTTCTGAGCAGAAGCCAATGCCTCTGCCTGTGTTTCTTCTGCATTGCCCCAATAGACAGTCTTTCCATCAAAATACCAAGGCTTAAAGCAGGAGGCCACGCCATATGCTATCAATTTTGCTCCAATCTCAAAAGTGTTCATATCAAGTGCTAAGATCTTTCTTCAACCATCTCAAAAAGATGGCTTGTCCTGAGGCGCAAAGGGGATCGCCTGACCAAAGCCACGCAGGCGCGAGAGCCGGTGGCGTCCCCTAACAAATTCTGAATTGGCAAGCCTAAGCTTTTTAGTCGTTATCAAGCTATGTTGGCGCTTGAAACGTTTGGTCTTTATGCCGCGTAGAGCAGGGCAAGTAAACAGGGTGGCAACTGAACGAGAAGTTGTTTTTAACATCGAGAGGGCTAGGAAAGAGGCGGAATCGGCTGCCAGTCCAAAGGGTCTGACAAGTCTTGCTCAAGGCTTTTGGTTCAAGAATCAGAAGGCAAAAAATCGCGCTAAAAAGAAATGAAGCTAGATAGAGTTTTGGAAGAGATATTTACTGGACAGGAGAACGTTGCTAAGCAAGCAAAAAAGCTTGACATGACAACAGAAGAGTTGAAAATAATTTTTCGAGAATACGCAGAGAAGCGCCCTATTGACGTAAACAATGAAGATGTTTGGAATATAGACACAGAGCCAGCATGGCCTTACGCATAAGTTTCAGCCCCTGTCTTTATGGCGCAAGACGGGCCTTCCCCCAGCGATTTTTAACGTACCAATCATGAACTGAAGGAACCCACTCCTCAAAATGAGGCATCATCAGCTGACACATTTGGTGAATCTCTAGCTGTGCATCAGCTTTGCCTCGCAGGTCAAGGAAATGCATCAAAGAGCGCAGGTTGAACGTGACGACGAAATGTTGCCGATAATCGAATGGCAACACTCCTCTAGCGTGTTCCTCGGATAGTCCGAAATTTTTTAGAGCTGATGTATAGCGCCGAGCCGAATCTTTGCAGTGCTGAAAGTCCAAAGATCTAAGGTGCTTGTCGTAGGTGTATTTTTTCCCTTGTCGGTTGGTGTAGTCACCGACAGGGCGCAAGTAAAAAGCTTCTTCAACGTCCACCAGGCCATCCACGACAGCAGAAATTCGTTTGCCGGTATAGCGCATCGACTGCACATCCCAGCTAGTACCGACCCTATGGGTGCGAGCCTGCTGAATAACAGAGTGAGGGAAGTAACCAACGGCAAAAGTAATACTGGCGTGCTCTAATGGGCCGTAATGGCCGCGACCTCCTAAAAGCAAGTGCTTAACAATAAGATCACCCGCTTTCTCTTCGTTAAGCGGTTCATCGTGGAAGACCCATCCCTCTGAATAGTCTTGGTGCATTGCCTGCCAGCAAAGCGTGGCTGGATCTCTGGTCTGGTTAAGAACGCCAACCTGGAAGTAAGGATCAATTTGCATCATTAAGTTCCTTCACGAGCACTCTTAATTCTTCGTCGTCTAAAGAGTCCACAGCGGCTATAAATCCAGCAGTAATTGCCTTGGTAAGTCTTGCGGGGCTAAAGATAGCTAAAATCACAAGCTGAAAACGAGTAAACAAACTAAATTTAGTTTTCATTGGTTGTGCATCTCAAGAACATGCTGGATACCACGAATATATCCATCCCAATAACGAGAATCGTTTTGACGCCGTTGAAGACTTTTTTCGTAATTGTTGTAAGCGTCAATTAAAAGACCTTTGACAGCTTCGAGGCTGACTTCCAGTTGTTTTTCATTCATGAAACTTTTTTGGGGGAGCAGTCTTGGCGTGCAAGGGCAGCAGCTTCATCTTGAATTTTTTTCAAAGTAGCTGGCCCCAACTCTTCGGATAATATCTCGATAAGGTGCAATTGGTACAGTTTCCTGTACGTCATAGGAGCTTCAACTCCTAAAAGTTCAATTTTTGCAGCAAATTGTTTTGCAATTCTTAGCTTTTTTTTAGCACGATACTGCCATTCAGCATCAGGCTCGTAGCCATGCTTTTCTTCAAACCGATTAATTTCCTCCAAAGAGGAAGTTGTATCTTCAATGCAAGAGAAAAGTTCTTCTGTTAAATCTTTTAAATCCTGAGGATTGAGACTTGTAAGTTGAGTTGAAGGAATTGCTCTCCTTAAAGAGCTACTGTTGTAAATTGCCATTTTTTTATGTGATGGGCAGCAATGCTGCCCTAGTGGGTTTAGAAAATGTCTATGACACTTCCATCGGTGGCCTTGGCTACAGATTGCGCTGCTGCATTTACTGAACAGGCTTCTGTCCCTTCAGTATTCTTTTCGTACTTATAGTGCGGCTTGAAGCTCAAGCTAATGTACGTTTTGCCACTAGCAGATTGCTTCTTCCATCCGCTAATAGCGAGTGGAATTTCGTTGCGATCATTAGGCTTGCCTTGCAAGATGTAATCAGCCAAAGCAAATGCTTGGTCAGCTGGAATGTTGACGACGCCATCAGCTGTTGGATAGTTTTTTGATGCGTCGTACCTGTCCTTCATGCGAGCCTTCATGTCGTCGGCTGTTTGCGGGAACAAGGCTCCGTTTACGGAAAATGAATCGGTCATGATTTTGCTTTACAGATGATGTAACAACCTTTTTTGGCTGCCTCGGATTGAATGCTGTACTTGTACTGATCAGACTCTTTGGACATGCGACCAGCGATTTGGGCGATAGTGCTGGCTTTGTAGCCTTCTCCGATTTGCTTGTTGTAGTAAAGAACAAAAAGGCTGGTCTCAGGATTAAGAGAAGCAATTTTTTCTCTTAATGGGCTCGTTTTACTGTGTCGGCTTGTGCGTGCTGGAATATCAGCAGCACTCACAACTTCGATAGAAGACATAAAAGGTCTTGGCTTGCAAGAAATACTTTAACTCAAGCTTATGATTTTTGCAATAAGCTCATTGCTTTCCTCCTCTGAAAGATCATTCGATGCTCTTAGCTCTGAAATGCGCTGTCGGATCGAATCAAGTTGAGAAGGGTCAGCCTCCTCAATTTTTCTTAAGGCAGGCTTAAAGACGCCGGTCGGATGAAGCGTTTGCACAATCTTGCGGCGCTTGGGTGGCGTCCATTCGCAGGCAATTTCTTCTTCAATTTCAGGGCTGCCATAAACGCGAATGCAAGGTTCATCCTTGTGCAAAGGGTGAGGCATGACTTGATTGGTTGCGTAAAAAGTCACACGCTTCCCCGTCCATAGCGAAACGTCATTGCCTAAAAGCTTGATCAAAGGGATGGCATTGATTTTGGCCAAGGTCAACTCAGCATTTATTTCCTCAAACGACAGAATCGCTTGCATTTTTGGCTCTTGGCCTTCAAATGCCACTTCGGCCTTGCGAACTTCTTTGATCGTGAGAGTCATACGCCCTGAAGCCGGGAACATAAAGGCTTTGAGCCACATTGCTTCCATTAAGTCTCCTATAAATTTCATCAGACTCCCTCCAATAAATCAGCAACATCGGTGTCATTGGCCGGATCATCAGCCTGATACCAGCGAGGAGCTTCCATAGTGTTGATCCCCCATGAAGGCCATTCATTAATGCCACGGCAAGATTTGATGCCGTCAATCGCATCATCACGACGCTGACGCCCAATTTCTAGTAATTCATCGCTAATGATATTTACGCTGAAATTAAAAGGCCAAGCCCACTCATAGGCCAGTAATACGATCTTTTTTGGGTAGGAACCATGTCGGTCCAAAAAGCCCTCAGCATAGTGAGCGACTTGAATGTCATATCCCAAGGCGAATGATTGCCTAGCAAAATCCCTAGGGCATGCGCTACGAGCTTTCTTGAGATCTACCAAAAGCCCTTCCTCTGGAAGCTCAAGATCAGGCAAGTAACGGCATTCAATATCGTGATTTGCGTCATTCCAGAAGTGAGGCACTTGCCCTACGCCTTGTAAGAACTCAGAAGCAATAGGATCGTTCTCAAGATTGCTGGCAATTAAGTCAGCTGTATGGCTCCATTCTTCAGTAATTAAGTCAGCGCATTTAGAACGAGCAAGTTCTTGGGCCTCTGCCCAAGCTTCTTTTCCTGCTTTAGTGCGGCGATCAACTCGTGGAGCCACAACGTATTTTCGGCTGAACTTTTCAGGCTCAGTAATCAAACAGTCAACCAGGCTGCCTTGACGCATTGCATCAGACGGTGCAACGGGCATTCGGTCAGGGTCTTCATAGGCCGCCCAGTAGTCAATTGCAGTGCCGCAAGCGTATTTCTTTAACTTGCTGGCTGAAAGCGCAGGATGGTCGTGATAATTCATTTGTTTGGTAATTCAAGTTCCATTTCAATCCAATGACGACGTATCGCGCCATCTCCAATCAACAGCTCTGCCTCTTTGATAAGTCCTTCGTCAGTGGCGTCTGGATACCCAATGACGGCATACTCGCCATCTTCGTGAACCAAGGCCAAAGCTCGAACTTTGACAGCTATAGGCACAGCGCTCTGTGGCATAAAAATCGCAAAAGGGTTTGCAGTGCAAATTGTATCATTGTTTCGACTACTCTGCAATAGAAACCGAGAAGCTAAGCGACTGCGCTTCATTGGCGGTCATCCTTTTGGCCCACATTTTCGGCACCAAGGCATTCCAAGTGAAGCCATTATCCTTGCAAAGCTGCCGCTGTTCGTAGCCCAAGTTGCTGATATACAAATGACGAGGCTCTAAAGCAGATTGGATCAGCTGCTCAAGCCCTGGCTCTCTTTTCATGATCTCAGCCAAGTAAATGCAGTCAGTAAGAGCCCTGTGGGCATTCCAGACCGGCACTCCATAGGCCAAGCACAAGGAAACAACAGAGCAGCGGCCTTTCTTAGGGTTCATGGGCCAGCGAATATCGTCCATTGAGCAAATCCAACGCAAAGGCATCGAAGGCAAAGAATTCTGACCTCCAAACCATTGAGAATCAAAAGCCGCGTTATGTGCGACCGCATAATCTGCCTCAGCCACCATCGCCCAAAACGATGCCGCCATTGGACCGGTCAAATCTGGAGATCGCATAGTCAGCTCGGGCTTAATGCGATTAATGGCTTCAGCGGCATTGCTCAACGTAGGAAGCAAGAATGAAATTTGACAAATTATTGAACGCAACTCAACGTCAAAGAGAACTGCTCCTAGCTCAATGACTCTGTTCTCGGCTGGAGTCAAGCCAGTTGTCTCCGTGTCGATGATCAGGACTTTCATGGTCATGTGGATTAATTCTCCAATAGTAAAGTTCAAGTAATTGTTTGTCTAATTCTGCGATTAGACGATTGGCCTCAAAATTAGTCATTAATTCTCACCAATGAAAGCAATCTTTTTGAACGGCCCTTAAGTTTTTTTAGTGCGCCGTGGTAGCTCATAGCCTCAATGATTACAGAATGCTCTGACCCGGCCTTGGCTTCCATGAAGGTCGCTAGATACCTGTAAACCTCAGAAGCTTCTACCCTTCCAGGCGATTCAGGTATACCTGCGTCACTCATTAGCTTGCCCCAATCAATCAAAAAGTTGTTTCCTGTAACCTGACAACTGGCTCAGGAATTAAAAGCCTGTAAGTTTTCCGATTGCGGTGGATCTGAGAAGCCTTGTGAATTGCTTGCTGCTCCGATCGAGCCATAACCTCAACATATTTCCGATCCTGTCCAGGGCTTTCGCAAGCCACGCAAAAATAAAGTGTGCCCATGGGTTTTCCTAGTCCTGTGATTTTGACTCTTTTGCTTTGGCTTTTTGCTTTGCAATACGCATGGCAGCTGCGTATTGCTGTTGCAAATACTGGATAAAGGCAGGCGTCATAAAAATAGTTGCATCAATCGTTAGCTTAGCAGTATGGATTTAGCTTCGTCAACTGATCTCGCAACTCCTGCAATTCCGCCTGCGTTGCGAACGTGTTCAATAAATGCTTTTTGTGGTTCGGTCGCTTTGCCTTTTGCGGTTTTTACCTCAATGGCTGTAAATACAGGAATCTCCATTCCACACATCTCAGGGGTTATGGTCACTTTCCTATAGCCAATTAAGTCGCTACCACCAGGACTTCCAACGCCAAACTGTACATACCTTCCTGTCCTTGGGTCCGGCAGGCTCCCAGAGTTATTGCGCCATAGCCTCACTGGGCCGCGACTACAAGCCAGTCTGATCTCTTGTTGAATCCTGGTTTCGCTCAAAAGTGCCGCGATGCCATTATTTTCTTTGCCCATGCTACCGGGTAGCTGTAATTCCTGGACTTACCTAAGGCAATCAACTGTTCCAGCGACTTAGCTCTACCCTGCTCAGCACGTTTTGCTATCTGTGTTTTTTGTTTTTGCAGCCTCTCCAATGTTGCGGCTTGTCTCATATCAATTTCACTAAGCTCACCATCAACCTCAGCGGGTCCATTTCGCTCAGGAGTTGGATATTCGTATCCACATTCAGGGCAAACTGGCGCTGGTTCATGCGCACAAAAGCAAGCAGGACACTGCTTGACAGGGGGCGCTTGCTCTCCACGTTTCTTGCGTCCTTGCAAGCTCCACTTCCTTTCCATGTCCGGGGGGCCATGCTCAAAAATGGATCCGGCATGATCAAGAACTGTTAAATGCTTCTTGCCACTGTCAGGTGACGTTCGCAGGCCGCGACCTATTGATTGCAAGTAGAAAGTCAAGCTTTTGGTGGGACGTAGCAAAATAATGCACTCGATCTGCGGCACATCAACACCAGCTACCCAAAGCTGGGCGTTGCAAACGACTTGCAGCGTTCCATCGCGCAAGCCCGTCAATGCTTCACCCCTTTCGGCTCGCGTGCTTTTCCCTGATAGGGCTAAAGCTTTATAGCCCTGAGCTTGAAATTCAGCGGCGACATGCTGTGCATGTTTAATCGAAGTGCAGAACGCTACTGCTCTTTTGCCGTCACAATGTTTCTGGTAATGCTTGATCACATCGCCAGTAATGGTTGACCGGTCCATTGCATCATCAATATCTTGCTGCTTATAGTCACCGGCTTGCATCCTGAGCCCTGTAAGGTCTGGACGATGCGGAGCAAAATACTTAATTGGAGCCAAAAGGCCCTCTTTGATTAAGGCGTTAGTGCCGCATGTTGGAACGATTTCGTCAAAGATCTGATTAAGCCCTTTGCCGTCTAAACGGCATGGCGTGCCAGTAAGCCCAAGAAGTGGTGGGTTTCCAATTTTGCCCAGCACGACTTTATAAGTTTTTGCTGCCGCAAGGTGGCACTCATCAACAATGACAAGGTCTGGCGATGGCAAATCGTCACGCCTTACGGCAGTTTGCACGCTTACGATTTGAACCCGGCGATGATATTCACGGGGTCTGCCAGCCGCAATCTCGCCAAATGGAATATTGACAGAACGAAGGCGATTAGCCGTATCTTCTAAAATCTCGCGAAGGTGGGCCAAAAACCAAACAGTCTTGCCTTTCTCAAGCGCACTGCGGATGATCTCAGCACTCGTATGGGTCTTGCCAAAGCCAGTAGCAGCACACAGAATCGGTGCCCTATACCCAGACCTGTAGGCAGCCCTGATGTCATTAATTGCCTGGGCTTGACGGGGGCGGAGGGTCATGAAAATGTTGAAGAAGGATGACGCTTGGATAATGCTTTTTGAGCAGCCTTCTCTAAAGGACCGGGAGTGATAACTTTCTCGCTAAGCTCATTTTTCTCATTATCAGAAAGCTCTTGCTGTTGAATCCACCTGTAGAGGACATTAGAAACACCATTTTTGACTGCAATCGCTTCCTCCTTAGTAGGTAGATCGCTGACATAACAGCTGCAATCCCAAAGAGCCTGCATAAGCTCAAATTCAGTGACTTTTTTCATCTACCAAGCCCAATACTGTCAAAATAGTCATTGTTCTCAAAAGGTATTGGGGAGAACTCGTCATTCGACCAAGAGTCATGATTTATTGGGAACAAGTCATCACTACCAAAAGTAACGTTGCCTTTAAAGGCAATATATCCTTCACCACTTTCGCCAACAAAGTCACGAGGGTCCGACATCAAAGAAGGGGACCCCCATCCCCAGTCTTGAAACTTGTTGTCTTTGGTTTCAAGAAACTCTTCAACCGTTTCTCCGAACCTGTCCTTATCTTCAAAGCCTGCTTGCAAGTTGTACTCATCAAACTTTTCCTTGCTGACAACAATTTCTTCAATAACGACTTTGTATCTAAGGACAGTGACGAGAGAGTCTTGACCTGGGAAATAAGAAGTCACCTGCAAGCCTGAAAGATCCCTGCAAGCATACGCCCTTCGACTTCAAAACGCAACCGCTCTTAGATTTGCTATGGCATGATGCAGCGAACAGTAACGCATAGTTGCGCTACCGTTTAAAACTGCTCTAATAGCAACGCCACTGTGGCGATTTATGAAATCCCTTATCGACTGGTCCATCACTGAAGAATTCCTTGAAGCCATAGGACGCAGTACCGGCCCCATCGTTTTTGCTGTTTATCCCTCAGATCCATCACGGCCTTGCATCCATGTCAAGGCTGATGCCGAAGACATCCCACGCAACAAAATCGAGCGCATCCTTGCTCGAAACTCTGGTAGCAACCTTGGTTTTATCGTTAATCCGCCTTCAGATCAGCCTTCAGTCTGGGGCACTAAGCCGGAGCATATAAACCGTGCTGGGGAACTAAAAGCTTGGGGTGCATCTAATGCCCACATCGAGCACGCAATTGCTTGCTTTGCTGAATGCGACGGCAACCTAGATCGTGAGGCTCAAGCAGCGTTGCCTGCAATGGCAGGTCTCCCTGAACCAACAGTTTCCGTTTGGACAGGCGGTAAATCTCTCCATCATTATTGGCTGTTTACTCCAGGCCAAGAACCAGATATTCAGGATTTTTCGGACCTGCAGCGCCGAATAGCAACTGCTATCGAAATCGTTGCCCCTGATTCCAAACCTGATAAAGCCATTTCTAACGCCAGTCGCGTCATGCGGCTTCCGGGTGGCATTCACCCAAGCACTGGTGAACGCACCATCATTGCCACTATTGGCACTGAAACCTTTACGGCAGACGAAATCGGCGCAGCTGCTCCAACCATCTTTCAGCGCGGCAACCGACCTGCAGAGCCTTCTCACCACTGGTTCTCAAAACTGCCACCTGCAGAACAAAGATCACTGGCTGTCGAAATCCTTCGCAACTACATTCCACTCCGCACTGAGTCTGGCCAAGGCACCTATCCCATTTGCTTTGCTTGTCTTGCCGCCTTGACTCACCACTTTGGCCAGTCACTCGCCCAAGACATCGTTCTTGAAGCTGATTGGCAGTCCCCCGGCACATGGGAGCCAGCAAAGAAAATTCTCTCAATTGGTGATGCTCCAATCAGGGCATCGATCAGCAAACTAATCAACACTGCAATCGCAAATGGTTGGGAAGTTCCGCAAAATGTTGACATCGAAGAACCCAATGAAGCTCCAGAAGAACACCATGCAGTCATCCCTTTTCAGTTCCTTGGCTATGAGCATGGCAAGCATTACTACATGCCAAGGGCCAGCTCGCAAGCCATTGAGCTATCTATATCAGCTCATAACAAACCGCACTTAATATCTCTGACAAGTTCTCTTGAATTCTGGGAACGCAATTTTACTGTCAACGACAAGCTCGACTGGGATCGTGCTATCGAATGGATGATGCAAGAGTCATACAAAAAGGGCGTGTTTGACCCAGGCCGCATCAGAGGACGCGGGGCATGGGTAGATGCACATCGTGTTATCTTTCACCTTGGTATGAGAATGATTGTTGATAATCGTGAGCAAAAAGTTTCGGAGGGCTTGTCCAGTTATTATTTTTATGAACACGCCAAACCCCTTGATGGGCCTAGCGATCGTGAGTTAAGCGATGATATCTCAGTGGAGCTTTTCAAGCTTGCACAATCTTTTTCCTGGGAGTCACCGTCATATGCATTCCTACTGGCTGGCTGGGTAGTTCTTGCTCCTGTTTGCGGGGCACTTGAATGGCGTTCTCATATTTGGGTGACCGGTGGCAAAGGTACAGGCAAAACCACAATCCTTAGTCGTTTCCTTAAGCCCTTGCTAGGTGGAATTTTTCAATCAGCAACAGGTGGAACTACAGAGCCGGGGCTAAGAGCAGCTTTACGATCTGACGCTATTCCTGTTTTGTTTGATGAGTTTGAACAGAACGATTCGAGAGAAAAGCAGAACCGTGACAATGTTCTTGCAATGGCAAGGATTGCGTCGTCTGAAGGAGGCAAGATTATTAAAGGTACTTCTGGCGGAGGCGCTGCTAATCAATATGAAATTCGCAGTATGTTCTGCGTTTCATCCATCAATGCATCACTGGTTCAAGGTGCTGACCGTGATCGCTTTTGTGTTTTAACTCTGCAGAAGGGGAAAGGCGACTGGCTGCCGTTAGAGGCCAAAATCTCAGAGTTTTGTACTGCTGAAACTGGCCGCAGTCTTGTGGCTCGGACACTGGCCAGGGTCCCGACTATCAGAGCGAATGCACGTCGCTTTGCTTCTGCCCTTTCAATTGAGCATGGTCAACGCTTTGGCGATCAACACGGCACGCTGCTTGCAGGTGCATTCAGCTTGCTCCCAGACAGCGATCGAGAGGTCTCAGAAGAGGAGGCAATTGCCTTCTGCTGTGGAATTGACTGGACATCGCAACGTCGTGACGAACGGGATGCCGATGAAGACCAATGCTTAGCAAGAATCCTGGAGTCGCTAATAGCCGTTGAAGGCGGCAGAAGGTTCACAATCATGAATCTCATCGAAAGTCTTTGCGGGTCAAAGATGGGAACAATTGATGGTTCCGACGAAACTGCAGACAAAGTGCTGGGTAGATATGGAATTCGCTTGCAGTCTGGTTCGATGATGGTTGCGAATTCAAATACAAATTTAGAAAGGCTTTTGAGCGAGACGGCTTGGTCTGGTGGGGCTCACAAGCAAGCCCTCAAGCGGGTTTTTGGGGCAAAGGGATCCACGGGAATGGTCAGATTTAGCGGGTCTAAGTCTTCACGGGCTACAGTGATTGAACTTAGTCAAATTGTCGACACGGATTAACCCAAACCCTAGTGATACCAACGTGTATCACTTTCAGCGATGCACCGATACGCGACCGATACGCCGACATTCACTGCGGCGCAAGGTTTGTATCGGTGTATCGCTTTTTTGCGCGAGAGAGAATATGTGTGTGTGTGAGAGAGAGTATATATATATATATATATATTTTATAGATACATTTATTATTATTGATACTTCCCAGTCATGCCAAGGAGTTTGCCCGTATCGGCAAGTGATACGTTTGTATACGGGCACTGCAGCGCAAGGGTTTTCAGCGTATCAGGGCCTAAAAAGAGCCACTTAGCTAGCCTTTTGGGAGTCTTTTGCGCAATTGGAGACGCATTCCATGATCGAGCCATGCCTTGAGACAGAAATTGTGATGGAGAGGCTCAGGCGAGATTCTCGAACTATGAGTCGCGCCCAGCTGTTAGTTGCTATTGACTCCCTTACCAGGCTTTACGGAAGCACCAAGGCTGCCTGCAAGTGGCTAGCTAGCGGAGCGCACATAGATTGATTGCTGCTTGTTGACACGCTGCGTTTAACAGCTACTATTGTTCTGTAAAAAACATTGCGTTTAACAATGCCCTTAAGTTCAATAGCCGGAGTCACCTTGCTTGCGCCAGATCCAGAGTTTTTAGATAGGCATTCTGCTGAAAGGCGATTGATCGCTCAGGGCTCTCAGGAGGCCTTGTGCGTGTCTGAAGCGTTTTCAGGCATCAGGTGCTCTGCGCATTACTACTGCGGTGCCCTGGAGGCGGCCTGGGGCCTATCCGGTGATGATCTCCTTGCTGAGGTGCAGTTTGCTTTGCCTAAGCAGCTTCAGCAGCCTCTCACCATTGAGGTGCATGGCACTGTTTGCGGGGATGGCAGCTTTTATGCCGACACCCTTGTTGACGCTGACGGAGATCGCTTCTTAGCACTAGAAAGGCTGTCCTTCCTTGGTTTTTCTACGGCCAGTGCTGTTTGCTGCTCAACCTTTGCAGATGTTGAGTGGTGCTACCGACGTTGGGTTGCTGGCTGCTTTGGTAAATCAGAGCTGCGAACCAAAGGAATCATTGTTCGCTCTGCTAGCTGCGATAGCCCTGATAGCTACGCTTTTGGCATGAATTGATGGGGCTTGCGATGTATTGGTATACACGTTTTTGGGAACGATTCGCTATTGCTATTCTTATGAGGTCTAATAACATTTCCTTACTTGCTTTTAAGGATGTTGATTTGGATCAAGTTATTATGGCTGGGTCAGCAGAAGATCCTGTAGCAATGGAGTTTATTGATTTCAATACTCCTGAGGACGAAGATTACACAAACCCAGATTCGCTGATGCTGGAACGTTTATTTCATTTACCAGACGCAAACAAATCAACCTAAACACATGCAAACTTTTTATCTAAAAAAGAAAGAAGCTTTTTCTGTCTTCATTGAGAACCCAGGAGGAAGTTGGTTTGAAATTTCAGGCAATGGCAAATTTGCTCTCACGCCAGGAAGGTACTTTGATTCCGAAAAAGCTCAAGAAGAAATCAAGCGTCTTCGCTCTTTGGGTTTTAAAAATCAACAAACATCCATTAATTCGTGAAATTATTGGTACGACTAGCTGCTTAGCGGTTCTTGCATATCTTTTTGCTTGTTCCCTTGGTGGCTCGATTTACTCTTCTTTCAGAAAACTATTTAAAACCAACAAATGAAAAAACTAATCGGTCTTTATAGCTCTGCTCCTGGATCAGGCAAAAGCACTGTTGCATTGATGCTTCAAGATCACAAAACAATTTCTTTTGCAGATCCATTAAAGTCTTTGGTTAGTGAGGTGCTTTCCAATCTTGGTCATGATGGGACTGAACTTGTATACAACCAAAAAGAAGTTGGATTGCCTGATATTGGAGTTAGCCCTCGCCACATGATGCAAACCCTTGGGACCGAATGGGGGAGAGCTTGTATCCATCCAGGAATCTGGGTTATGCTCGCTGAAGCAAAAGCTAAAAAACTTCTGGATGACAATAAAAAAGTTGTTTTTGATGACGTTCGCTTCCCTAATGAAGTTGAGATGATTCGTAGGCTTGGTGGTGAAATATGGTTTGTTAATCGCCCTGGAGTGACTTACGATGGCGAGCATTCAAGTGAAGGCGCTTTGACAGAAATCGTTCCTGACGCCTTTATTAACAATAGTGGAACTTATCACCAGTTATCGAATGCAGTTAAGTGCTTCTCTGTTTAATTTAATACCATTAATATGATCTTCTTTCTTATGCTTGCAACCATCACAGCGCCTCCTATTCAGCGAGTTGGCGACAGTTGCCCTTTGGGATACTGGCAAAGCGGTGGATACTGTGTTATTTCCCCTGGAGCTGTGGAGGTCCGAGATACGATTCCTAATGCAACCCTCGGCACCTGTCCAGTTGGCTGGTACGGAAGCAAGGGGTATTGCATTAAAAATCACTGAACAAGGGTAAAAGTATTGACTACTGAAATTCGCAACACTGAAGATGGTCTAGGTCTTGAGGTTCGCGTTTGTGAGGATGGGATCTGCAAAAGCGGCTTCACTTCGTCGATGCACTTAGTAGAGCCAAAAGCGAACCAGCTCAGGGAATCTATCCGCAAGCAGGCGGCTGATGCATTCGCTGAGATCCAACAGTTAGAGGCTGAGGCTATGGGGGCTCCTCCTCGAACCAATGGTTGCTAGCCTTTGGCTATGGCTAATACGGTGTTTTTTGACGTAAATCCAATGATCAAACGCTTGGACGCCTTTAAGGCTGTTCAGGTGCCTTTTGCTACGTCGCTTGCAATTAACAATCTTGCAAAACAGGCAAAAAGTGATCTGCAGGACGAAATGCGTAAAACATTCAAGAATCCTGTTCCCTACACTCTTAACAGCATCTACACGAAGAGCAGCAATAAGGGAAATCTTTACGCTGAGGTTGGTCTTAAAGAGTTTGCTGGCAAGGGCAATGCAGCAGCAGATTACTTATTACCCCAGATCAAAGGCGGCCCTGCTTATGCCACTAGGTTTCAGAAAGGATTAAGGGCGAAAGGAATACTTGCTCCAAATGAGTTCGCTCGGCCAACACAGTCTGACTACCTAAGGTTCAATAAGTACGGGAACGTAAGCCCTGGTCAGTACACTCAAATTTTATACAGCCTACAAGCTTTCAGAGACAATTCTTCGTTTTCATATCGAAAGAATAGAAAGCGTAAAAATGCTTTTAAGCATATTGCTAGGTCTACCGCTCAGTACAACGCAGGCGGCCCTAGGAATTTCTATCCAGGCATTTACTTGGCCACTGGCTTAAAGAATGCAGATAGCATTAATGACAACGAAGCAGCATTGTTTTGGATAGGGAAGACGCCCCAGTACAGCGGCAAATATCCTTTTGTCGATATTGGCGTTAGCTCTGTGAACAAGAACTTCAATAAAGAATTTGGCCGCGCCTTGGCCAAGGCAATCGCAACCGCAAAATAGGCGGGGGACTTGCTGGCATACGGTTTAGGGGAGGACTTGCGAGGGGTCGGTTTAAGGCGGGGGACTTGCGAGGGGTCGGTTTAAGGCACATATACGCATACATGGTTTTTGATCTTTTTTGACACACACGGTAGTACAGGCGTACTACTAGTACTAATGTACTACTTGTACAAATGTACTATAGTACAAGTGTACTATTTGTAACATTTAACGATTTGGATTGCGTCACTAAATAACACAAACTCAAAAAAGTAGATGTAAACAATTAATCGTACATTTTCTGTTAACTATAAACAATTAGAAAAAATTGCACACTAATTCTATTTAGCATAAATCGCAACTTTTCGCGCAATTGTTTACATTAACTCGAACATGAGAATGACTCTCATTATCAATACGCGATCCGATACAAAAGTGTTCATATTGAACATTTTGCTTTTTATTAAGCCGGTCGGCGTTGTCTAGGTTCCCGCTAATTCTCCGGCGATGGCTGCGTTGTGGGGTATGGACAATTCTCTAACTGACCCAATAAGGACGGGTATATGCTCCACTGCAAAATTTTCTGTTATTGTTCGGAGGTGAGCGAAACACTCACGTTTTAAAAATCTCTTTTCAAATGGCTTCCCTCTCTATTGCTTCACTGCTTCTACTGATCACGCTTCCGTTAGTGATTCTCCTCTACATCACAGAGTCACGCTCAACACGCATTAACCGCCTTAAGCGCAATGGCGCTACCTGGAAGACAATCGGACAGCGTTACAGCGTCAGCGCCACCACGGCCCGTCGCTGGTCCTTCGCTTAACTTAATTTTCCTGCAAACTCTATTCTTTAAAAAAATGTCAACTCTCAAATTTTTCGGTTTTGGCGCAGCTGCTACGGGAACGATTTTGATCCATCTCGCCCTTGTTTCTGCTGTGCTCCTTCCTATGGATTCTGAGGCATCCCGCAAGGGTCTAGGTGAGTTCATCCAAGCTTCTTTGGCCTTAACCGTCTTAGGCGCTGCTGGTGGCTCCATAGGGGCCGCTAAGGAATCCTGATTATTTCACTTTTTAAAAACTTACTTACTGAAAAAAATGTCAACTAAAAACGTCAACAACATCAAAGCGGTTTATCTGCTCGCAACAGCTCAAGAGAAAATCGATGGTGCTAATTGGTATAAATCGGCGCATAAAATAGCGTTGAATTTAGCAGACGATTATGGCCTTACTTTGCAAACAGTGGCCGGAGTGATGGCGTCACTTAGTCCAAGAAATAAGTGGTCTAGAAATGTTATTGACGCGGAAAATTTAATTGAAACTTTCGTCCGCGATCCTAAAAGCGCAGTTAACATTAAAGTTTGCACGTTTAATAAGAATAAAGAAAAAGCGTTAAATATACTTAAGACCGATCAAGATTTTTACACTGACAGCATAAGGGATATTTTAAAGGGAAAAAAAATGATAGAGTTTTTTAATTGCATTTTAGGTGTAGAAGATGTTTGTATCGACGGACACGCCTATTGTATATTTAACGGATCTAGAACGTCTTTAAAAGATGTTCCCTCGATAGGTGTTAAAATGCGTAAAGAAATTAAATCGGATTTTAAAAAAGCGGCTGCTAAATTTAAAATTTCACCCGCTGAAATGCAAGCGATTACGTGGGTTGCATGGCGAAGGATTCATGGCGTAAAAGGTTAAATTTATTCTTTTCTTAAATCACATTTATTTTTTCAATCATGCTTGTCTATTTAAAGGCTACCAACTGCCCAAACGGAAACCCTAGGCGCGGCTTTGCCTGGATGGAAGACGGCCACTCTCTCGCATTTTGGCCGGAGGGTTACGCGGGTTATATGGCACCGCCTAAGACTCTTCACTATGCAGCACGTCGATCAATGCTTGATGGCGTCACGATCACAGCGGGGCAATATTCAAGATTAACAATGCTTCCATCTCCTGCTGACTGGACTGAGAGCTTAGAGATTGAACAATGAAATATTGGCACCCGTTCGCCTTGCGTAGACCTATGCGTGAGATTGCCGCCCGTTATCCAATCGCCTATCGCAAGGTGGGTGAAACGGTTGCAGCACGTGGTCTCGCTTGTGATGTTGAGCCACCGCTTGAAGTTTCGTACCAGATCATGCTGACGGTTATTGCTGCCATGCCACCCCATATCATTCCGTATGGATCGATGGGTGATGACACGCCTTGGAGCCATACAGAATGGGGCTCTTTGTTGGCAGACCTAAAGCAAAGCCCCGCTTAAAGCGGGGCCTTTTTCATGGTCAGGACTTTACGCGCTTTTAGTTGAAGGCGCACAGGCGCACTCAGGCGCACTCAGGCGCACAGGCGCACGCAGGCGCACTCAGGCGCACAGGCGCACGCAGGCGCACTCAGGCGCACTCAGGCGCACAGGCGCACGCAGGCGCACGCAGGCGCACGCAGGCGCACGCAGGCGCACGCAGGCGCACAGGCGCACGCAGGCGCACAGGCGCACGCAGGCGCACGCAGGCGCACAGGCGCACGCGTCCTTAATGCGATTGATTCTCAGTATCAATTTTCGATTATTCTTTATATATTTAAATATACAGTAATTTAAATTATAAAATATATTTTACCCTGCACTTTTTTTATAGATAATTTTTATTAACGTAGACTGCAGTCTAGTTTCGATTACTAATAGAAACTTATTGACGAATTGAAAGTAGATTAATAAATAACATTTAGTATCTATTACTAATACAAATTGATTAACGATTGATAGCAATTGTTTATATAGTACGCCTGTACTATTTGGGTCCTAGTACACAGGTACTGCCAAGGGTTACTTCGAGG